AACGCCACCCAGCAGTACCAGACTGTGTCCGGCATGACTTCGTACATGACCAAGGGTGCAAATCTGTCTGACGTTAATAGCGTCGCCTCGGCGCGAAACAACCTCCAGCTCGGTACTGCACAAACGGCGGCCTTCCGAGCAGTCAACCTGTCAGAAGGCGCGGCTGAAATTAGCGACACGCTTTCGACCTTAAATGTAATTACCTCAAGCAGTGGTTATGGAGTTGGCGGAAGCACCGCCTCTTACGTAGACGATGGCTTCGGTGCGGCTATTGTCAGCGAGTCTGGTTCATTCGGTCTAGATAAGAATAATTTTAGTCTGGCCCTCTATCCGACTTACGACACCAGCAATCCTTCAAGCCCTACGTCTGGCATCGAGTTAAACTATGTCACCGCAACAGGTGTCCTAAGCCTGCGGGCTTATGATAACCCTGGCTCCACCGATTATGTAACCACACTTTCTCCGTTTGGTTTAATTCTTCCTGCTTCTGGCGGATCTATCACCTTCGGGGACGCTACCGTTCAGACTACGGCGGCTTTTAATCCCGACCTGTCGCCCTACGCTCCCCTCGCCAGCCCGACCTTCACGGGAACGCCCACCCTGCCGACTGGCACGATCGCCACGACGCAGTCTCCGGGTAACAACACCACGGCGCTGGCGACTACGGCGTTCGTCACGGCGGCGGTTCCTGCGTTTGCGACTTCTACCCAGTCGCGCGCGGCAAGCAGCACGACCGTCGCTCAGAGTCCCGGTTCGGATATGTGGCAGATGATGAACCCGGGATTCATCCGGGTTAACAGAGCAGGCCACACTTACACGGCCACCGGGACGATGGGGACATTTACATCAGGATGGTATTCATCACTAATGAACGTTGGCGCTGGTATCGCTTCAGCAAAGTTTAGAAGCTTTGGAACTTCTCAGGTTGACCAGTCCAATCTATGTATTTCAAAGGGCTATAGAAGTTATATCGACTTTTCTCGCCGCATTTGGTGCAGCGGTAGATTCTACACTGAAAACGCGGCTTGGTCTGATCCAAACGTTTCTGCTCGTTTCTATTTCGGGAAGGCTGAAAACAGCGCAAACGGAGACCCTGCTCGTAAATCCTTCGGTTGGAGTCTCCCAGGAAACGCTACTGCCGCCAATCGTAACCCTGTATTGCAAGTCCACAACGGAACGACTCTCACCAATGTAGCGACTACTTTTGCGGTTGTCGGCCAGCAGTATTTCGACTGGGACATCGTTGCAGACGGTGCAGGGAATGTGACGCTATACATTAATGGAACGCAGTACGCTACGACCGCCCTAGGCCCTACTGGCGATACCTCTTATTCTGGCTCTGCGCCTGTTTTATGGCAGGAAGAATTGGTGGCGACTGCTGTGCCTACCTTGGGAACTGTCGCCTTTTCCCGTGGCCTGATTTACATCGCCCCATAATCATGCGTTATCAAATTAACACTTCAGGTCTAGTCATCGCAGACCCTCAGGAACTTCGCCGCGCTGTGTTCGGTGACGCCCAGCCTATCTTTGAAGAGTTCGGTGGCGGTGCTCCCTACGTCGTGGAGTTCGCCTCCCCTCAGACCCCCGCCGACCTCGGCCCCCTCGTCAAAGTCGAACTTATCCCGAACCCATGATTACCCACCTCATCGCCCTCCTGATCGGCTTCGTCGCCGGTGCTCTCGTATTCCGCAAGCACGCTGGCAAAGCCTCCGAGCTCGAAGCCAAAGGCCGCCAAGCCCTCGACGCCCTCAAGGGCAAGTAAGCCGTGCGCTCGCTCCTGGTCATCGCTCTCTGCCTGACCGGGTGCAGCACGTCTCCGACTGACCCGCTGCCGAAACAGCCGGACGCCCCGACCTCTCAGGCCGTCGTCACGACCCTAGGCAAAGACCTCGACAAGACGGATCACCGCGTTGGCGCCGCCCTTGTGGTCATCGAGCGTAACGCAACCTCACCCAAGGTCGTCGTCGCTGAGTCCCGCCTAGCCCAATCCTATCTGCCCGCCCCGCCCGAGGCCGATGTCGCCTTCGCTATGGCCCGAGCCACCAAGGCCGACCCGCTGGACTACAAGAAGCAGATGGAGTTTGGCCGCACCTTAGCGACCGCCGTCACCTTAGCCTGGGAGAAGCTCGAGGCCGACCAAAAGGAAGCCGCCCGCGTCTCTCAGCTCAAGGACGCCCGCATCAAGGAACTCACCGCCGAGGTCGAGCGCGTGAAGCGGGAAGCCTCCGACAACATCTGGACGCTCGCAGGCGTAGGCATAGCAGTCATCGGTGCCATCGCCACGGCCTTTGCCGGCCCCAAGGTAGGCATCCCCCTGCTCCTCTCTGGTGCCGCCATCGGTGCCTTCCCCTTCGTCGTCGACTCTGAGTATTTCTCCTACATCGCCGGCGGGACTCTAGCCTTGGCCGCTGGCCTTGGCATCTATTGGCTTTGGGACCGAGTACGCGACAGCGCCAACGCCCCCTATGAGCCGCCGCAAAAGTAAAGTGAAGGTCGTCTGGCGTAAACTCGGCAAGGAGAAGGCATGGGGTCAGGCCACGATCGGCGAGAACCTCATCGAGATTGACCCGCGTCTCGGTGCTAAGCGTCAGCTCGAAGTCCTGTGCCATGAGCAAGGGCATCTGACTTTCCCCGATAAGCCCGAAGCCGAGATTGACCGACTAGGCAAAGACCTCGCCGCCCTCCTCTGGGCTCAGAACTACCGCAAGGTGGTCCTCGCCCCCAACGCCAAGCCCCCGCGCATCACATGACCACGGAGACGTTCACGACCATCGTCGTCCCAGGGATTGCCTCCGTGGCCTACGCGTCCGCCGGCATCGCCTGCTTCTTCGCCCATCGCCCTGCCTTGGCCGTCATGTGGCTGTGCTACGCCATCGCTAACATCTGCCTCCTCTCGACTGTCCTCCGTAAATGAGCCCGCCCCCTCCCATCGACCCCGAGAGCATCCCGCAAGAGGTGCGTGACGGCTTTGTCGCGAGCATCATCGGGGCCATGGCCATGACGGCCCGCCTGCTTTTGTCCGAAGACCGCCAGACCTGGTCGTGGGTGGCTCGTCGCGTGGCGGCCGCATCTATCACCGCAGTCATGGCCAATTACGGGTTGGCCGATTATATCTCATCTGACAGCCTACGCACCGCCGCCGTGGGCGGTCTGGCTTATGCATCACCCGAGGCCCTCGACGCTGCTCTCCGGGCAATCAAGGCTAGGGTCAACCGCGAGGCCGACCGCATCGCCGGCAATCCCAAGCCCTCCAAGTCCAATGGCAAAGCCAAGCGCAAGCGGAAGTGAGGCCAACCTCACTCTGGCCGTCCTGATCCTGACGGTCGTCTCTGGCGTGACGGCTCTCAGCTGCGCGCTTACCTCCTCGTTCGTGCTCGACCAATTGCACAACACTGAGGCGCTTGCCCTGATCGTCGTCGATGGGTCCAGCATCAAGTCCGACTCTGAGTCCCTGGAGCGGAACCTTTCTTGGGCGACGCTGGCTCTGAAGTCCGTCCGCGACCTTGGCTGGGCCTTGGCCGTGGGGTGCCTAGGGGTGGGGTTGGCGGTCTTCTTACGCTCCCGCCGTCAAAAGGCTTCCTAGGGCAAGCCAGAGGGGTCTAATACCCCTTGACGGACGGACACCTAGGGGCATAGTCAACTCAGTCGGGTAGGGGTACGTTCGTTCATGGCGGGCCCCGATGACCCGAGGGACACGAATTGCCCTGACCCCTTTAATGGGGTCACAGGGTATTTGCGTAAACAACCTTGACGAATGCATTTCAGTCGGGCAAGGTGCTTACCTCCACCAATGACCAAACTCCTCGCCATCCTCTTCTGGGCCACGCTCGCCGCGTTCGCCCTCGCCACCTTCCTCGACCCGGAGTTCCCGGGCATCTTGGAAATCCTGAACAACTTCTAATCTCCACCCACACCCAAACAAAAATACCATGCCTAAAGAAGCAGACATCACCACGATCACCATCGCCGGACGCCCGATCAGGCTCAAGCGACCCATGCAGTCCTGGGCGGCCAGCAAACTGGAACAGACGTTCCCGCAGCTGAACGCACTGAACGAAGCCGGCAAGACTCAGGGCGACGCCGCCGCCGCGCTGGGCGTCTCGCTCAACTCCGTTCGCAACTGGGCCGCCAACACCGGCCTCGAGTGGAAGAACATCGACCGCCGCGGTCCTTACAAGCGCATCAAGTAATGCCTGACCCTCTAGCCCACTCCCCCGACATGATCACAACCATCCGACCAGACAAGATGCCCGCCTTCTGGTGGCTCGTCCCCTGGGCTTACGCCCGCACCCTGCACATGAGCGCCAACGCCCTCAAGGCCTACGCCGACCGCCTCGAGGATATGCTCGACCTCCAGAGTCGCACCATCAAGCGACAGGCTGCCGACATCAAACTGCTACAGGCCCGCGTCCGCGATCAGGACGACGCCATCATCAAGGGCACGGCAATCACCCCAGACGCTTATCCCTATCACGCGGCCTCTGAGCGTGACCAAGACGAACCCTATACCCGGGCTGACGACCTGCACATCAGTGAGTAACTTCCAGCACCTCGAAGGTATGCGGAACTTGCTCATCGAAATCTACGAGGTCAATGAGCGCATCCTGACCGGGGACATCATCTCGGCCAAGGCCGCCATCGCGTCGACCAACGTGAAGAAGATTCTCGCCCACTACCACGAAGCCCTGCACGAAGACGGCGCCGTGAAGGTATCGCTCCAGGCTTACGTCGCGGCTGGCGGCTGGGTCGGCATCCAATACTCCTACGAGCTCGACGGCTTCGAGGTCGCCGGATCACAAGTTCCGAGACGCGTATGAACCGCCCCTTCTCCATCGTCGCCCTGTTCCTCCTCGGCTTTAACTCAGCTGCGGCCTCCGACGCTACCTTCCTTGAGGCCATCGCTCAGGTAGAGTCCGGCCAGAACCGCAAAGCCATTGGCAAGGCCGGTGAACGGGGAATGTATCAGGTAGGCAAGGCCGCGTGGTCCGATGCCTGTGCCCTGCTGGAGTCAGAAAAGCACTTCCACTATCAGTGGTCCCAGTGGCGCAACGTCACCGCCCAGGACATGATCGCGGCGGCCCACCTCCGCATCCTCCGGCAGCGCTTCAAGGCTGACGGCTACTCGACCCCTACCCCCGAGCAATTAGCCCTGGCTTGGAACCGTGGCTACGAAGGCGCCAAGTCCTACCACTTCGCCCCGAACGACTACGCCCTACGCGTCGCTAATCTTTTCCGCTTGTCCCAGCGTGGGAAGTGACAAGGGTCTTGCCCATGCACCTTCTCGTGGCAATCGACCCTGGCGTGAACGGTGGCATCGTGTGGTCGCTTGACGGCAATCCTGTCGAGTGCGCTAAGATGCCCGGGTCTGACTTCGAGGTCTGTCAGTTCCTCGCTGACTTGAGCTGCAAGGCCAAGGACGTAAGCCTGTACCTCGAGGAGCCCCCGCTGTTCGCCGGCAAGAACATCCCCGGCTCGGCCATCGGCAAACTGATGTGGAATACGGGCGTGCTCTACGGCGCCGCCGTCGCCATGGGCTGGAAGATTCACCGCATCCGTCCGGCCATCTGGCAGAAGACGCACACCTGCGGCACCAAGGGCGAACTGACCACGACCCAGTGGAAGAACAAACTCAAGGCCCGCGCTGCCGAACTCTTCCCGACCCAGACCGTCACCCTCTGGAACGCCGACGCCCTCCTTATCTTCGACTCCGCCTCCCGCGGCGTCATCAACTGAGTTAACATAACTCAGCCTAACCCTCCCTTTTGTAAACTCCTCCCCAATGAAGAAAGACACCAAACTCCCGACCGAGTACCGCATCATCGCCGACTCGTCATACATCGTATTACCTGATCAGAAGGTCGCCCGCCTCCTGACCCCGACCGTCCGCAACGGCGTGACGTACTACAACCTCTTCGTCCCCGACTACACCCGGATGTCCCTGGCTGACATCGAGGCCACCATCAAGGCCGGTGAAGTCACCAAGTCCACGACCGACGCCAAATAATTTCCCACCATGAGCACCACGCCCAAATCCCCCACCTCTGACCTAGTCGCCGCTCTCGCTGAGCTCGATAATGTCAAAGCCAACAAAGTAAACCCCGGCTTCAAGAACCGCTACGTGTCCCTCGACGCGCTGCTCGATGCCATCAAGCCCGTGCTCCTCAAGCACAACCTGGCTCTGATCCAGACGCTCGTCTCCGAGGAAGGTAAGGTCGGCATCAACACCGCCTTCCTCCACGCCTCGGGTGAGCGCTTCGACTTCGGTCGACTGATGGTCAAGGCCGAGGGTCTGGACGCCCAGAAGATTGGCGGCGCCATCACCTACATCCGCCGGCAGTCCATACAGACGGCTTGCGGTATCTCCGTTGACCTCGACGACGACGGTGCCACCGCATCCTTCAAGTCTCAGGTCGCCGCTACCGCGACTAACTTCAATCTCACCCCTCGCCCCCTGACCAAATGAGCCAGCCCGACTTCAACCCCTTCGACCCCATCTCCGCCGCGATGGGCGCCATGCACGGCCAGAACCTCCTCGCGGCTAAGGACGCCCGCATCAAGCAGCTCGAGGAACGCCTCGAAGGCATGCGCGAGGCCGGCGACGCCATCTGGTACTGCGTCCGCCACGCCAAGCGCGTTGACCCCGCCGAACTCATCGAGGCCATCGAAGACTGGCAGGAAGCCCGCAACCATGCCTGACACAAACGAGGACTTCTGGATGAAGGCTTGCCGCAGCGCTGAGGCCCGAAGCGAGAACCAGACTCAGACCATTGCCGAACTGCGCTATTCTGGCAACCAACTCGCCCGCGTCATGGAAGACATCCTTGGCTCCGACATGATCACCTGCCAAATCTCCCGAGCCGTGATGACCGCATCCCTGGCTAAATGGCAGAAGGCCAAGACCGGCCAATGAGTAGCCCTGTCCCCGCTGGCATCGAGCGCATCGCCCGCACCGTCCAAGGCCAGTACGCCTTGCTCCTGTTACTTGACGGTTACCCGTATGTCGAGATGACCGCCCGCAAGCACGCCGACTACCTCTCCGACTTGGGGCTGTGGAAGCGCAAGACGCACCCTTCGCTTGCCCGGTCACAGGTTCGCTTTTTCACGCTTGCCCCTAACGGAGAGATAAAGGAACTTACTTTTAACCGATGACCAACCGCGACTCAATCAAGCGCCTCGTGGAAAATATCACGGGCTCGTTAGCCACCGTCCAGCACATCGCCGGACGTTATGAACAGCACGACGCCGACATCATCACGCTGTCGGATTTAAACCGCTCGGCCATCACTGAGCTCCAAGTCTTCACCGATCACATCGAGACCGCCGACGAAGCCGCCGCAGTCAAGCCGCTACACGACCGCGTGCACGTTCTCGTCGTTCAACTCCGCGTCCTCCGCAATACGCTCGAGGCGATGGAGAACGCCGCTGACGCCGCTCTGGAAGATGTGCGACGCATCTCTGCCAGCGTCGAGGACTCAAGCCCCGAAGACGACGCGCTATGATGCTCTTTATCTCTGGCCTTGTCATAGGATGGGTCGTTCGATTCTCCGTTGAGTATGATGACGGCTCTAACTAATTTCCACCAACCCAGAACACACCACACCACAATGCGTATCCCACCCGAACCCATCACCCACCGCGTCCTCTATGACGGCATCCAGGCGCTTAACTACTCCGGCTCTAAAGAGCTGCTCAAGTCACCGGCACACTACCAAGCCTACCTTAACCAGGAGCGCGAAGAGACCAAGGCCCTCCGTATGGGCTCGCTCATCCATTGCGCCGTGCTCCAGCCCGAACTGCTGAATGAGAAGTTTGTCACGGCCCCCGAGTGCGACCGCCGCACCAAGGACGGCAAGGCCACCTACGAAGCCTTCCAGTCCAGCCTCAAGCCCGGTATGACGGTCGTCAATTACGAAGAGTCTGCCGAGTGCCACCTGATCGCCGCGTTTGCTAGGCAAGCCATTAAGCGTGCAGACGTCACCTTTGAGATGACCGAGTTTATGTTCACCACGGACCACTGCGGCGTGCAGCTGAAATGTGCGATTGATGGCGTGGGTACCGATGGCTACCTCTACGACCTCAAGACCACCGAGGACGCGTCCCCTGCTGGCATCCTCAAGTCTATCCGGGCTTACCGCTACAACCTCCAAGCCTACTTCTACCGCCTGTGCTTCGAGACCGCCTTCGAGCGCCGCGTGCTTGGCTTCCGCTTCCTCTTCGTTGAGAAGGCCCCGCCCTACGCAACGGCATGGGTCGAGATTGGCCCTGAACTGATGTCCTACGCCTGCTCTGACTTTGAGAAGGCGCTGCAAGCCTACCGCGAGTGCACGACCCTCGGCGAGTGGCCGGCCTACGGTGACGAAGTCCAGGTCATCGACATTAAGGGACCGACCGCCTCGACCGCCATCACCTTTGCCTAATACCAACATGACCACCGAAAACAACCCCGACCGCCCCCCGCTCACCTCCATCTCGACCAACGGCACCTACAAGCTGAAGCTCATCAAGCCCAAGTTCGAGAAGGTCAAGGTCTGGGAAGACGGCACCTGCTCCGCCCGCCTCTTCTTCGTCGACGACAAGGGCTTTTGCCTCTCGAAAAACTTCTCGACCAAGTACGGCAAGGCACTCGCCATGCTCGTCGGCAAGTACTCCGGCAAGTTCACCGAGGAGATCAGGCTCGACGCTACGGCTGCCGAGTACCTCCAGTATCTCGAACCCGCCTGCGGCCAGACCATCCTCGTCGGCGTTGAGTGCGAAGCCAATGGCGAGTACAACGGTCGCCCGCAGTTCAAGTACAAGATGACCTACCCCAAGGGCTCGCAGAAGCCGACCGTACCTGACGCGCTGCCCCCGGCTGAAGGCGTTAACTTCTAAAACCGCCGTGACCGAAACACCCCCACCGATGGCCGCCCCTACACTCGTGCTGATCAGTGGGTTTGCCCGGGCAGGGAAGGACACGCTGGCCTCTGGCCTGCTGGAGTGGTCAACCCGCCCTGCCGAGCACATCAACTTTGCCGACGCGCTGAAGGAGGCCGGCAATCACTTCATGGATTACCTCGGGCTCGACGGCAACTTCATGGCCGAGGACTTCAAGTGCGAGAACCGCGACGCCTTAGTGGCCTTCGGTAAGTTCGCACGGCGCCTCGACAAGGATGTCTTCGCCCGACACTTCGCTAACTGGTGCCCGGTAATGAAGCACCACGATCAGGTCAGCCCTGAGACTGTGGTCTGCTCCGACTGGCGCTACATCAATGAGCTGCGGGTCTGTCAGGACATCCTCTGGGAGAAGGGCTGGAAGGTGCGCACGGTCTACGTCTCGACCGCTGGCATCGGCCCCGCCAACGACGAGGAGCTCGACAGCATCGCCGAGATACGCGCCTCTCACTCCTTCGACCAGGAGTACATCTTCAAGCCAAACGCCCGTCAGCAAATCATGTCCGAAGGACGCATCCTCGCAAAGTCATGGAGGCTCTAACCCTTGAGACGGTGGCGTGGGCCCGCAAGGTCGGCCTGTCCCCTGATCGCGTCGCCTTCCTGCTGGCCTGCCCCAAGTACACGGTGAGCAAAGGCCACCGCAAGTCCGACAAGGTCATCACCGACAACCCGAACCACCACCTGCAACGCCTGGGCGACTGCTACTGGTTTCGGCTGCGTCGTCGTGGCACTGACATCGTCGAGAACATCGGCCACGACCTCCTGACCGCCCGCCAGCGCCGAGACGAGATGCTTGCGGCCTTCGACTCCGGCCAGCCCATCCCTCACCTTAACCGCAAATGAGCACACCGACCCGCTTCGTGGCCTTCGGGGACAATCACGGCGACATGGTCGACCATGAGGCCACCGACGCCCTCTGCGAGTTCATCAAGGACTACAAGCCGACCGTGCGCGTGCACCTCGGAGACTGCTTCGACTTCCGATCACTTCGCCGTGGCGTAGGCAATGACGCGGAAGGTGCTGAGTCCCTCATGGCCGACATCCAGGGCGGAGAGGACTTCCTCGCACGCACCAAGCCCACCGTCTACCTGATGGGCAACCATGAGCACCGGGTCGTCGCTCTCCAGCACACCTCGGGCTCGGCCATCGTCCGCGACTACTGTGCCGACCTCGAGGCCCGCATCAAGACCGCCGCGAAGAGCTGCGGAGCAAAGACCATCCTGCCCTACCACGCTGAGAAGGGCGTCTATCGTCTCGGCCCTGTTGCCTTCATCCACGGTTACGCGCACGGCCTGAACGCCACTGCCGAGCAGGGCAAGCACTACGCTGACCGGGGAGGCGCTCTGATCCACGGCCACACCCATACGCTCGCCCAGGTTAACTTGACCAAGGCCGAGGGTGGCGCCGCTTTCTCCGCCGGCTGTCTCTGCCAGAAGGACGCCATGGCGTACGCATCGCACCGCCTAGCCACGTCCCGCTGGGGCTCAGGCTTCGCGGCTGGCTGGGTCGACGGCCAAGACTGGAAGGTCTGGCTTGTGCACAAGGTCGGACGCAACTGGATTTGGCAGACTGACCTCAAGGTCTACAAGCCTAAGAGCAAATGACCACGTCTCGACAGAAGATGCTCTACACCCGGGTCGGGAAAGACCCAATCCTGCTGGCTGTCATGGCCGAGATAAACCGTAGCGCCGTCAAACCTCCCAAGGGCTTCCTGACCCGCGATCAGTGGGCGGCCAAGTGGGGCGTCAAAGCAGCGCACACCGCCAGCGTCTACATCGCCAAGGCCGTGAAGCTAGGCGTCCTGTCTAAAGCACGTTACCGAATCCTGACCGGGGACGGCGGCAGACTTCGCGCCGTCGACCATTACGGACCGACACCTAAACGCAAAGCACCTTGACCTTGGGCACCCACGCCCGCAAACCCCAACCCCTTCTTCCATGACTCCTCCGAACAACGTGCCGGCGGAACGCCACATCCTCGGCGTCCTTCTCCGTGATGCGCTCCCTCTCCCTAGTGATCTCAAGCCCTCCGACTTCTTTGAGCCTGTCCACCAAGACATCTACGCGGCGGCCTTATCCCTGGCTGTCGACGGTGTCCCTGCCGACGAGCTCACCGTCAGCCAACGCCTACGCGAGGCCCGCTCACCTGTGGACGCTGCCACCGTCTCACTCCTGGTCAGCGATGCCGGTGCATCGACATATCGCCCTGAGCACGTTGACCTCATTACCGACGCCGCCCTCCTCCGTGAGGCATCTAACGCGGCACACAACGCCACCGACCCGGATACACTGCTCGACCACTATGCTCGTCTGGCAGATAAGCGCAAGGGCTCGAAGACCAAAGCCTCTCACGGCCCGCAGCGCATGGACTTCGACTACCTCCTCACCGCTGACCGTAAGAACGACCCGAACAACATCCTCGGCAACCGCTGGCTCTGTAAGGGTGGCTCACTCCTGATCGTCGGGCAGTCAGGCACTGGCAAGTCGTCGCTGATGATGCAGGCCGCCGTGCACTGGGCGCTAGGCCGTGACTTCTTCGGCATCAAGCCAGTGAAGCCTTTGCGCTCAATCATCCTGCAAGCGGAGAACGACGCCCTGGACTGCGGCGAGAGTCTGCAGGACGTGGTGGCAGGTGCCTACCTCGACTCTGCCGAGATCGCGCAGCTGAGAGAACACCTAGCCATCTACCGAGACACCGTCAGCACCGGCACGACCTTCACCGCGGCACTCAAGGCCCTCATCATCGAGCACAAGGCCGACATCGTCTTTGTCGACCCGTTGCTCTCCTTTGCCGGCATCGACGTCTCCGACCAGGAGCAGGCATCCAAGTTCCTACGCCATGACCTCGCCCCGATCCTCCTCGAGACAGGCGCCGTGCTCGTAGCCATGCACCATACCGGCAAACCTAAGACCTCTGCCGACAAGGAAGGCCACACTGTCGCCGACTTAGCCTATGCGGGCCTCGGCTCCTCTGAGTTTACTAACTACTTCCGCGAGGTCGCCGTGCTCTTCCGCTGCCAAGGCGAGGAGCCCATCTACAAGTTCGGCCTGACCAAGCGCCGTGGCCGTGCCGGCCTGAAGGACGCCGCCGACCAGTTTAAGTCCGAGATTTACATCCGCCACGCCGCCCAGAAGGGGGTCATCCGCTGGGAATACAGCCAGCCCCCCTCCCAGAGTGCCACCGACCCAGCCCCAAGGCATAGCGATTCCCGCCCCGCTAAGGGGTCTACAGGGCGTTTGAACATCAACTGAGGGTAAGTCACCCAACCCCCACCTATGACCCCCCTCGCCCCACCCGCTCAACATCCCACTCAACATCCGTCCTTACCTAAAGGTAAGGGTACTACGGGCTTACCCCCTGCGCTTACGCTAGGGGACGCCCTTGTGTGGGAGGCATCAGTGACATGAAAAGGAACCTCACACCCAGTCAGCTGAACTACCTAGCCAAGAAGCGCTGGTGGACTAAGGTTCGCAAAGCCGCCTGGGCAAGGATGCCGGAGAAGATGGAAGCCATCCGTAAGCAGGCCACCGTGAAGGCAAAGACAATCAAGGACGAGAAGAACGATAGGATCAGGGAAGCCATGAGTGCTTGGCCTAGCACGATGAACACCAGCCAACTTAGGGAACACATCCTCAAGGACTTTACCTATGACGGTAAGGTCTCGTCACTCATCTGGCGTATGCGTCGGCATGGCATGATGGAGTTTAAGGTCGACGGCCTGTGGCATAACCTTTGCCACTTGCCCGCTGAGTAACATCCTTACCAAATGGGCGCGTGACTAAGGCCACAGTCAACGACCTCACGGCGCCGCACAGTGAGGCCAAGTCGTTCGACGCATGGTTCTTTGCGCAGCCGAAGAAGGTGCAGGATAAGATGCGAGAGTCCGGCGTGCTGCCCTACCGCGAGATGGTGCAGTCTAGGCACGTGTTCAACATCGACCCTAACCATCCATCCTGGGCGACCAAGGACGGTGACAAGGAACGCACCGAGGTCGACGCGTTCATCTCACGCGATCATGTCGGCGTCATGCTCAAGGCGTTCATGGATGCGCTGGCCTGCTCCGATCAGTTCCACTTCCGCCGGCACGTCGAGCTGATACGCTGGGCGCTGTCTCTCCCTGGTTGTCTCGACTCACGCACCATCGCCCGGATGTATGGACGCTCGCACATCTGGGCACAGAAGCGTGCGCGTCAGATACGATCGACGGTAAACGGTGACGCGTGCGGCCTGTTCCCGCATATCAATTCACGCAGGGATAAGCACAAGATGCCGCGACGATGAATAAGGCCCATAACCCCCCTCTAAGGAG